CTCTTTTTTTAGTGCTAACCGGAAACATTTCAGATGAAACGTCAGCGCTCCGACAGCATCACCGCCGCCGCGCGTGCCGCCGCCAACGCTGCCGCCGCACCGCTCGAACCCCCAGCCCACGTCAATTTGCGCGAGGGCGACCGCCCTTTCTGGGATTCGCTTGTGAGCACGCGCGCGCGCGATGCCTGGACGGCCCCGGATCTCGAGCTGGCGGCAGGCCTGGCCCGCTGCAAGGCGGACATCGAGCGGCTTCAGCGTGAGATTGACGCAGAGGGCGACGTGCTCGAAAACGCGAAGGGAACCCCTGTGATCAACCCGCGGCATACCCTGCTCGAGACGCTGTCCCGGCGAGCGGTCGCGGTGTCCCGGATGCTCCACGTCCACGCCGAGGCAACTCAGGGCCCCAGCGAGGACCAAAGCAAGCGCGGGGCGGCTGAACGCGCGGCAAAGGGCGCCGCAAAAGGGGCGGACGACGGGCTGATCCCAGGCTTGCACGCGGTCAAGTGACGCCCTACCCGATCAAATGCGGCCCGCGGCCGCGTGTTCGAAAGTGGCGAGATCTCCCGCTTGAAAAGCTGACGCGCGCAGAGCGGAACATGCGTTTTGTGGAAACCTATTGCCTCGTCCCCGAGGGCGATCTGGTAGGGCAGCACCTAAAACTCGAGCGCTTCCAAGAGCGGTTCTTTTATTCGGTCTACGACAACAAGCACGGCACCCGCCGCGCCTACCTGTCAATGGCCCGGAAGAATTCAAAAACCGCAACGATCGCCACAATCATCCTCGTGCACCTTGTCGGCCCGGAGGCAAAGCAAAACTCGCACTTGCAAAGCGGGGCGCTGTCCCGCAAGCAGGCGGCCCAGGTGTACAAGTACGCCGCCAAAATGGTGCAGATGTCCGAGGTGTTGTCCAAAATAGTCCGCACGGTTCCGAGCGACAAAACGCTGGTCGGCCTTCCCCGAAACGTCGAGTACAGCGCCAGCTCTGCGGAGGCGAAAACGGCGCACGGCGGGTCCCCAGCCCTTGCCATTCTGGACGAGACGGGGCAAATTCGAGGGCCGCAAGACGACTTCGTCGACGCGATCGTCACGAGTCAGGGCGCGTACGACGACCCACTGCTGATCGTGATCAGCACACAGCCGGCGAACGACGGGGATTTGTTCGCAATCTGGCTGGACGACGCCGCCGAGTCGAAAGACCCGCACATCGTCAGCCACGTCTATGAGGCGCCCAAGGGCTGCGGGCTGATGGATCGGAAAGCCTGGGCGGCAGCGAATCCGGCGCTCGGGGTGTTCCGGTCGCTGAAGGACGTCGAAGAGCAGATGAAGCAGGCGGCGCGCATGCCGAGCGCGGAGAACACTGCCCGCAATCTGATCCTGAATCAGCGCGTATCGACCGTCTCGCCTTTCGTCTCGCAGGAAGTGTGGAAGTCGTGCGGCGGCGTGGTCCTCCCCTTCGGCAACGCTGACGTGTACGGCGGCCTTGACCTTTCCGCCCGTACCGACTTGACGGCACTAGTCCTGCTCGCCCAGATCCTCGGCGTCTGGCACGTCTGGTGCCGCTTCTGGACACCCGAGATCGGCCTGGCGGAGCGGTCAAAGCGCGACCGGGCGCCGTACGATGTGTGGGTGCGTCAAGGCTACCTGCACACCACGCCCGGCGCCACGGTCGATTATGGGTTCGTCGCGACCGACATCGCCGAGGCAACCGCCGGGATGAATTTGCAGGGCATCGCGTTCGATCGCTGGCGGATCGACGTGCTGCGCAAAGAATTCGAGGGGCTCGGGATTACCCTGCCGCTGGTCGAGATGGGGCAGGGCTTCAAGGACATGAGCCCGGCGATCGACGCGCTCGAAGCCGACCTTTTGAACGGGCGGCTTGCGCACGGAGCGCATCCTGTGCTTACAATGTGCGCGGCAAACGCGGTAATATCGCGTGACCCTGCGGGAAACCGCAAACTCGACAAGCATCGGGCGACCGGCCGCATAGATGGCATGGCCGCACTGACGATGGCGCGTGGCGCCGTCGCACTGGCCGGCGCCGGGTTGCCGCCCGAGTACGAGATTCACTTCATCTGAGGCCCAACGTGGACAGAGCGTATAGCGTATTGACGGTTAAGTCAATAGACGAGCAGGCAGAGTTCGTCCATATCTCCGGCATCGCGAGCACCCCGGCCCCGGATCGAATGGGCGACATCGTCGAGCCGCTCGGCGCCAAATTCACCACCCCAATGCCGCTGCTGTGGCAGCACCAGCATGACGCGCCGGTGGGCCATGTGACCTTCGCCCAGCCGACCAAGGCGGGCATCCCGTTCGAAGCCCGCCTTCCGCGTATCGCGGAGGCCGGCCGCCTGAAGGACAGGGTTGACGAGGCCATCCATAGCCTGAAGTACCAGCTTGTCTCCGCGGTCTCGATCGGGTTTCGTGCCGTTGGCGGGGCGGTTGAGCAGCTGAAGAATGGGGGCCTCCGATTCAAAGAATGGGAGTGGCTGGAGCTTAGCCTCGTCACGATCCCCGCGAATTCACAGGCGGTCATCCAGGCCGTCAAGAGTATCGACCTCGAGCACCTGGCCGCGATCGGCCGTACGGGTGACGGGGCCGCACCGGGTAACGCCCCCACGCCTGCTCCGCAGGGTAAACGCGTTGTATCTCTCAAATCCTACCGGAGCAAAGCAAAATGACACTCGCAGAACATATCGCGGCCCTCGAAGCCGCCCGCGCCGCCAAAGCGGCAGGCCTGGAGGCCATCGTCCAGAAGTCAATGGACGGCAACCGCTCGATGGACGAATCGGAGCAAGTCGAATTCGACGAGATGGAAGCCGAGATCAAGAGCATCGATGAAGACCTGACTCGTCTGCGTTCGCTCGAAAAGGTCAAGGCCAGCCGCGCCACCCCGGCGCTCGGCGCCACCAGCAAGCAAGGCAGCGAGTCGCGCAGCGGCGCCCCGGCTATTCACATGAAGCGCGAAGCCGAAGAGCACTTCCCCGGCCAGAATTACACCCGGATGGTCATCGCCAAAACCCTGGCGCAGATCGATGGGCGTTCCGCGGTCTCGATCGCCAGCAATCGCTGGGGCAAGGCCTTCCCGACCCTGGTGGATGTGATCAAGGCCGACGTGGAAGGCGGCGGCACCACCCAGGCCGACAGCGATGCGTGGGGCTTCGAACTAGCAACGGCGAACAACCGTTTCACCGGTGACTTTATCGAGTACCTGTACGGCCAGACGGTGTACAACCGCCTGCCGCTGCGTCAGGTGCCGGGCAACATTGTGATCAAAGGACAGGACGGCGCGGCGACCGGTTACTGGGTCGGCGAGGCTTCAGCCATTCCGGTGAGCAAGGCCGACTTCATGGACGTCGAGCTGAAGTACCGCAAGGTCGCTGCACTGGCGGTCATGTCGCTGGAACTGATGCGCGAGTCGTCCCCGGCGGCCGAGATGCTGGTCCGCGACGCCCTGGTGAACGCAGGCGTGCAGCGCCTTGACACCACGTTCGTCGGCGCCGACGCAGGCACCCTGGCCGCTCCGGCCGGTATGCTCAACGGCGTAACGGCGATCGGCACCCACGGCAGCACCGCGGAAGACGTGCGTGCTGACATCGCCTCGCTCTACGCACCGTTCCTGGCCGCAAAGAACGCGACCGGCCTGCAGCTCGTCATGAACCCTTCGCTTGCCAAGGCTCTCCAGCTGATGCGCAATGCGTTGGGTCAGCGTGAGTTCGACGGCATCACCCAGGCAGGCGGTACGCTGGAAGGCGACGCCGTCGTGACGGGCGACAACGTGAACGCTGCTCACATGATCTTGCTCAAGCCCTCCGATATCTACCGGATCGGCGACCGTGGCGTCGAGGTGAGCATGTCGCGCGACGCTTCGATCGAAATGGCGAACAATCCCGCGATGGACTCGCAAGCCCCGACCGCCGCAACCGGCAAAGTGGTCAGCATGTTCCAGACCGAGTCGGTGGCCCTCAAGGTCGTCATGCCGATTGACTTCGCCAAGCGTCGTTCCGGCGCAGTGCAGTACATCAACGACGCCGATTATGGCGCCGTGTCCTCGGCTTAAGCAGTAACGGCGGGCCGCCTTCGGGCGGTCTGCCTCTTTTGGAGTGCGGAACATGCGCATCAAAGCCCTTAAGAATTTCCCATACGGCGGCAAGCGCTGGCGCCCAGGCGATACCGACGAAGTGCGCAACGACCACGCTCGGCTGCTGATCGCTACGGGTCGAGCCGAGCGCGCCCCGGCCAAGGTGTTCGAGGCAACGCGCGTCGAGGCCCTTCCAGTCGCAACCCCTGCGCCTCCGTTTCTGGACTTGCAGAAGCAGGAGGCGGACTCCGAGAAGCCTGCACGCAAGCGCGCGTATGAACGCCGCGACATGAAGGCCAAGGAATGATACGCTTCGCCGCGTGGCCTACCGCTGAGGAATGAACACGTGGCAAATGTGCTGACCAGGCTTGTCGACCGGATTACCGGGCGCAAAGCACTCCTCCCGCCCGATCAGGGCGGCGCGTGGACGACGCTGTACGACAGCACGCCCGGCGGGTTCCAGATGAACCTGTCGCCGCTGTCCCAAGACGGACTGCTTGCGTATCACGCGGTGTTCTCCTGCATTACGCTGATCGCCAACGACATCTCCAAGCTGCCGTTCAAGCTGATGCAGCGCCCGCCCGGTGGCATCTGGCAAGAGACTGAGAACGGCGCCTATAGCCCGGTGTTGCGTCGGCCGAACGCCTACCAGAATCCAATTCAGTTCCGCTCGTCCTGGCAGATCAGCCGACTGACGCGCGGGAATACGTACGCCCTGAAAGAGCGGGACAACCGCGGCGTGGTCACCCGCCTGCATGTGCTCGACCCGGACAAAGTCGAGCCGCTCGTGTCTGAAGATGGCGAGGTGTTCTATCGTCTTCGGCGTGACAACATGCCCGGCATCGAGCAGGACGTCATCGTGCCGGCGCGCGAGATGATCCACGATCGCATGAACTGCCTGTTCCACCCGCTTGTCGGCATCTCGCCACTCTATGCGTGCAATCTTGCCGCCACGCAAGGCCTGGCGATTCAAAACAGCCAGTCCAAGTTCTTCGCGAACAACGCCACGCCGAGCGGCATCCTGACCGCCCCGGGTGAGATCAAGACCGACCAGGCGGCCACAATTCGCACCCGCTGGCATGAGAACTACGGCGGCGACAATTTCGGAAAAGTCGCGGTCCTCGGATATGACATGAAGTTCACGCCGATCGCCGTGAAGGCGCTCGACGCGCAGCTGGTCGAGCAGCTCAAGCTCACGGCGGAAATCGTCTGCTCAGTGTTCCACGTCCCCATGTGGATGATTGACTTGGCGCCGATGCCGGCGAACAGCAACGAAGACCGCTACATCGGCTACTACAGCCGGGCGTTGCAAGAGCCGATTGAGAGCATGGAGGCGTGTCTGGATGAGGGCCTCGGGCTGGACGGCCGCACGATCGGCATCGAACTGGATACACACGCGCTGATGCGTATGGACACGGCAACCCGTTACAAGGCGTGGAGCGACGCGATCGGCGGAGGCTGGATGGCGCCCAACGAAGCCCGCGCGAACGAGCAGCTCGCCCCCGTGACTGGCGGCGACACGTGTTACCTGCAACAGCAAAATTATTCGCTTGCCGCCCTGGACGAGCGCGACAAAACGAGCCCTCTGGCTGCGCCGCCGCCTGCGCCTCCCGCACCCCCTGCCGATCCGACCCCGGACGAGCCGGACGAGGACGAAGAGGTTGACCGCGCGCTGGCCCGCCTATACCAAAAATCTCCGGAGACGCTCCATGTCTGCGCTTGAACGGTTCGTCGACGGCTTCCACGATTACCTCGCGCGGGCGCTAAGCCCGCTCGCTGCCCGCCTGGCTGCGCTGGAGGCCTCACGACCGGAGCGCGGACCGCAAGGCGAGAAAGGCCTTGACGGTAAGGATGGTCGCGACGGTATCGATGGCGCGCCGGGTGCTGACGGCCGCGACGGTATCGATGGCAAGGACGGAGCGCCAGGAGCAGACGGCAAGGATGGCCGTGAGGGTATCGACGGCAAGTCTTTCACAATAGAAGACGTGCGCGGGATGCTGGAAGGCGAGTGCGCAAAATGGGCGCTGGACTTCGAACGGCGCGCACAAGACACCCTCCAGCGCGCAATTGAGCGGATCCCGACACCGAAGGATGGCGCTCCCGGGCGAGACGGTGTCGACGGACTCGGATTCGACGACATGACGGTTGAGCGCACCAGCGACCGGGGCTTCGCGCTCGTCTGGTCCCGCGACGGTCAAGCGCGCCGCCACGAGCTGAGCCTCCCGGCCGTCATTGACCGTGGTGTGTACGCCGCGGGCAAAGCGTATGAAGAGGGGGACGGCGTAACGCACCTCGGCTCCTACTGGATTGCTCAAGTCGACGGCCCGACCGACCTGCCGGGCACCGTGCCAGACCAATGGCGCCTGGCGGTGCGCAAGGGGCGCGACGGCAGGCACGGCAAGGACGGAGAGAAGGGCGATCAAGGATTACCAGGAAGGCCTGCCCGTGATTAAGGAAGCCGTATGCCTCGCTTCTGGCCCGAGCCTGACGCCGGAGGATATTGCTGCGGTGCGTGCATGGCGCGAAGCCGATGATGAGCGATACGTGATCGTCGTCAATACGACGTTCCGCGCTGCGCCGTGGGCAGATGAGTTGTACGCCATGGATCGGAAGTGGTGGAATGCCCATCTGACTGAGGTCAAGGAGACGTTTGCCGGACGGCTTTCGACGCCGCTCAACGGCGTTCATGCGGCACAGCATGTTACGCACGACAAGGGTAAGAACTCAGGATACGGAGCGCTTGCGCTAGCCATCCTGCGCGGCGCGCAGCGGGTCATTTTGCTGGGGTACGATGCCCAGCACACTGACGGCCGGACGCACTGGCACGGCGACCACCCGCAACCGCTGGGCAGCGCCGGATCCGCGCACCGGTGGCCACGTGACTTCGAGAGGGCGCAGCGGCAATACGCCGGCCGGGTCGAGATCATCAACGCAACACGGCAGACGGCCTTGACTTGCTTCCCGCGCCGCCGCCTCGAGGACGTGCTATGAAACTGCCTGATGACTGCGTGCGCGGCCGTATACGCCGGTACATTGAGCGCCACGCCGACAAGCTCGGCGTCGACGTGCTGGAAGTCGGGTCGCGCCTGACGAATCCGGAGACGTGGTGGATTGTGAACCGCGACCTGGCGCGAGGCGCCTGGACAGGGATCGACATGCAGCCGGGCGACGGCGTCGACCGCGTGGCCGACTTGCATGCTCTGCCCGACGAGTGGGCGGGCCGCTTTACCGGCGTGCTGTGCTCCGAAGTGCTGGAGCACGTCGCCCGGCCGTGGGTTGCCTTGCCGAAGTTGCGCGAGGCAATGCAGCCCGGCGCTTGGCTGGTCGTCACGACGCTGTTTGCATTCCCGGAGCACGGGTTTCCGGACGATTACTACCGCTATACCCGATCGGGTATCGCCTTGCTGCTGGCCGACGCGGGATTTACCGACATCGAAACCGAGTACGCCGGGGCGATCGAGATCAGGCTGAATGACCACGGCGAGTCGCGTGACGCCCGTCGCCAGCTGCCGATGCACGTTTTCGCGGCCGCGCGGGTGCCGGCATGATAACCCTCCTGACTGCCACCGGTTGCCGGCCCGACGCTTGGGCGCTGTGTGAACGCTGGATGATGGCGCAGACGTATGCGGGCCCGGTGCGCTGGGTCATCGTTGACGACGGCGAGGAGGCGCAGCCGATCACGGCTCGCCGGCATGGCTGGCACATTGACATCGTGCGGCCACGCCCGTATTGGAAACCCGGCGACAATACTCAGGCGCGCAACATCCTGGCCGGGCTGGCGGTCATCGGCGTGGACGAGCGGGTTGTTATCATTGAGGACGACGACCACTACAAGCCGGACTGGCTGCGCGTTGTCGACCGTGAGCTGGAGAAAGGCGAGCTGGTCGGGGAGTTTCTCGCGCGCTACTACAACGTCGAGACGCGCAAGGGCCGCCAGCTCCGCAACGACCGACACGCCAGCCTATGCTCGACGGCCGTGCGGGGGCGCGGGCTCGCCGCTCTGCGGGTCGCGTGCCAGCAACGGCCGAAGTTCATTGACTTGGCGCTATGGAACAACTTCCGCCCGCACCACCTGTTTGGCGGCCACCGTGTGACCGGCATCAAGGGCCTGCCCGGCCGCGGCGGCATCGGCATGGGGCACCGGTCAGAATTCAGGGGCACAGATGACCCCTCGGGGGTATTATTGCGGGACTGGATTGGCTCAGACGCCAACCGATACATTAAGGAGTAGGGCACATGGCAGCAGGCGCAGTGGTACTTTATGCGGCGAACATTGACGACTTGCGGCTGCAAGACCTCGTGGGCGCTACCCTCAAAATGGCGTTGCTCACGTCGAGCTACACGCCGTCGGACGGCACCAGTGGGCACAGCGTCTATGCGGACCTGACGAACGAGCTTTCCACGGCGTTCGGCTATACCGCGGGCGGCGACACGCTCACCACCGTTGCTGTGACGGCTTCTGGCGACGGGTGGAAACTGACCACAGATGATGCGGTGTGGACGGCTTCCGGCGGCAATATTCCGGCTTGGCGTTACGGCGCGATCTACGTCGAGGGCACGCTGTGGGGCAAGACCAACCCGCTGCTCGGCTATTTCCTCGGCGACTCGACCCCGGCCGACGTGCCCGCTACTTCGGACGGCAACCCGCTGACGATCGAGTGTAACGCAAGCGGCTGGTTCGACATCGTCCGGGTGTAAGTCGCCATGAGCCCAGCCGACCGCGATCGCAGGCGGGGCGACCGGCGGCACGGCCGGTTTGTCCCCGAGAACTGCTTATCTCACGCGCTCGACAAATGGGCAGGGGAAGGGGGGTATTTGCTGATCGTGCGGGCGTCCGCACATACTTGGAGCTTGCGCCATCCGCGGTGGGTACTCTCGCACGTCATGCACATGGATAGCGCGGGGTATTTGACGAGCTATGCCCCGGAGCATGACCTGGACCACCCGGTGCACGCGCTGTTTGGCTTCGAGGGCAAAGTGTCGGAGTTCGACACCTCGCCAGCCCACCCGATGCCGGTTCGGGGGCTGCTGATCAGCGCGTGGTTGTTGGCGTTCGGCTCGACCGCCTGGGCGATTCGGCGGCAGTGGCGCAAATGGAGGGATAAATGATCCGCCTGACTGAATCTGTGCCAACGGCTGACTTGGCGAAGGCGCGAGCGAGGATGAGCCGTGGTTAACCCGGCCCCCGTTTCGTACTCAGCGCCGGCGGGCGCCGTCATCTCGGCTGGCCGCACAGCCCCGCGCATCGTCACCGGCTCTTACACCGGGACGGGCGCCGCAAATGCAGTCACGCTCGGATGGGCGCCTGAGCTTGTCATCATCAAGAGCGCGGGCAAGCGGGCTGTATATCACGGCCCGCTCGGGTGGCATGGCCGGTCAAATTACCTGACTGACCTCGATTCCGACTATCTCGTCACACTGACCGCGACCGGGTTTTCGCTGACGACGCATGCGGACGTTAATGCCGATGGCGTCGAGTACCACTACATCGCGACGGCGGAGAACGGAACCGGCGTGGTCGCGCAGACAGCATGGATTGGCAACATCACAGACAACCGCGAAATAGAGAGCGCGGCAGGCGATCAACCTGATTTTCGTGAAGCGCGACAACCCACTTCCCGCAGCCCTGCGACACGCAGGCATGAGCACGGATAGCTCGATCCTGACGACAGGCGGGTCGGGCACATACATCCGAGACACAACGCACGGAACCGCGACGATCAGCGCGGCGAATCACGTCAATCAAAATGATGGCCCGGCCACGGTCGGTGAAGGGGTTGAGGGCAGCGCCTTCTGCGAGTCGCTTCACAGCCGGCTGGTGCAGTGGGTCGGAAACGGCACTACAGTCCGCGGCATTGCTGGTGGATTCGCCCCATGCGCGGCGCTGCTCGTGCGCGATGACGGCTCAGCGCCCTTGCCAGAGATCATCACCGACACAATGCCCGCCGGGACGTCTGCGCCACTCTCGACGGCGGCAAACAACACGGGGCGCGTGTCGCTTTCCACAACCGGGCTGACGCTCGACGACGCAACTTGGAACGCCCTCGGTGTGAGCTACGCCGCGTTGCTGCTGCGCTCGTCCGATGCGGCTGTGGCCGAGCCTGCGCCGGTCGCATCTGGGAAATACGTGGAGCTGTCCGGGTCGAGCAGCTCAATCCAGTTCGGTGAAAACGCGGTGCTCGATGTTGGCGGTGGCCCGTTCTCGCTTGAGTGGTACGGTCGGCGCATGACCTTTGGTGCCTGCATCCCATTGTGGATGCGCGGCAATGGCACGATCAGCGGAACCAAAGCCGCAAATGCCGGTGAGTACTCATGGGGACTGTTCGTCTATCCGCCCGTTGACCCGTACTCGCACGGGTGGGTCGGCGATGTCTTCCGCGTCGTGCATACCAACTATTTGGCCGGCCCGCTCGTGACTGGCGAGGTAAACACGAATTGGTACTCGTGGAATACCGGCGTGATTGCCCCGCTGAATGAGGACATGCACCTGATCCTGACGCACGATGGCTCGGGATTTTGGCGCCTCTATCTCGACGGCGTCTGCATCAAGCAGCGCGAGATGGACATGACAAACGTCCAGTGGGGCGAGCGCTCGAATGCCGGAGTAGGCGCGCATGACGCAATCATCGGCGCGAGGCTAACTGCTGCGGACGTGCTCGCGGACAGCAGGCAGATGCGCGTCTATCTGAACAGGATCTATAACCGCGAACTGTCGGCCGAGGAGGTGCGCCGCAGGTACGCCCGTGCCGTGCTCGGCCAGTCCGTCCCTGACGCGGCGCCTCTCGAAGAGTGGGCCTACACGGACGGATCTGGCACGACGCTCTCTGCAACAAACAACTCAGCAAACAACGCAACAATCGCTGGCGGCACATGGGGTGATCGATGACTCAATTTGTAAACGTACCCTCGTTCGCCGGCACGGCTGGAGTCGGCATTGCGACCAGCGACGCCAACTGGGAGGTCAATTACCAGGCCGGCTCGACATCCGCCGTCGTGTCGGATGCCGCCCGCGCTCGCCAGAATGAGGGCACAGAGGTCTACTACTCCAGGACGGAGACGCCGCCCGGACTGACGCAAGTCGTTTCGAGTACGATCCGCCGATTCACCGCCGTGACTGGCAGCAACGTCGGTGTTTACGCCCGCGCGTATGCCCCGCGCTCGTGCATCGTCGCGCAGCTGCGGACTGAATCTGGTGGGGCCGAAGTCCGGTTGTATAAGCTCAAAGGCGGGACGGCGACGCAGCTTGGCTCAAGCGTCTCGGTGACGACGACGAACGGCGCCGACCACGTTCTTTTGATGGAGGTATCCGGCACTGCACCGATCGCGGTCAATGTCAAATTCGGCGGCACGTCTATTATCGACACGACGTTCACCGACGCAGACTTCAATGTTGCGGGGAAGGTAGGAATTCGGTTCGGGTACGGCACCGGGCTGGCGACGAACTCAACCGGCCTGCACATCGCCAGCTTTACGGCCGACGACACGATAAGCGGCGGAGGGGCGGTTATCACACCTGCTTCCGGCAGGGCTGACGCTACCGGCTACGCGCCGACGGTCGTTCGAGGAGACGCGCAGGCCGTCGCGCCGACGGGCGGGCGGGCGAGCGTTACGGGCTACGCACCGACGGTTGCCGCGAGTGCGGATCTCACAACCTCGATCTTGATGAACAACACGGCCACCCCGCACGCATCTGCCCCCGTGGCGTGGTCGTGGTTCCCGTCGGGTCGAGTCGGCGCGCTCGACGCCGTAACCCCGGTGGACGGCACGGGCACGACCGACGCCAGCGGCCAGCTTACGGTTTCCGGGCTGGTGCCGCCTGGTGTTCTCTTGGTCGCGGTGCTCAACACCGACGCGGCTGACGACGACGTCTACTACGAGGCTTTCGCGTAATGGCGCGCAGGCTGCGCAATCTCAATGCCCCCTCCGGGGTTTGGGCCGGAATTCTCGGGACGCCGTACGTGGGTACGCTCGCAGAGCTGATCCCGAGCACGGGCGAATACGGCCCAGGCTACGCCTACGACTCGCTTGAACTTCCTGCCGACAACGGCAAAGAGATCCGCGGACTGATCACGACGTGGCCCACGCTCGGCACGCTGACAGCCTTCGAGGACACGTCATTCGAGTACGACGGGGCGAGCGATACGTTTGCCTTCCAGTTGTACGTTGATGGCGTGGCAGTCGGTACGCCGCAGACGGTGACGATCACGATCGGCGGAGCAACTGTATCTCCGACGACGGGTTCGGCGTTCGCTTCGGGATATGCCCCGACGGTCGCGCAGGGCAGCGCGCTGGTACTCTCGCCGGCGGCAGGGCGGGCAGAGGTGACAGGCTACGCACCGGCCGTTACCGCCCCGAATGCCTTGGCGCCTTCCGCCGGCCAGGCCCTCGCCACCGGCCATGCGCCTGCGCTCTCCCAACCCGCCACCTTGTCGCCGGCCAGCGGTCGGGCCGGGGCAACAGGCTACGCCCCTGTCCTGGCTTTGCCGCGGACCGCCTCGCCGACAGCAGGCCAGGCCCTTGCTACTGGCCATACCCCCACCATTACGCAGGGCGCTGCCGGTGTGAGCCCGGCCGCGGGCCATGCTCTTACTACCGGCTACGCGCCGACCGTCACGCACCCGCAAGGCGTCTCTCCGACGGCAGGCCGCCTTGATCTCTCCGGCTATGCGCCGATCGTCGTGCAGGGCGTGACGGTCTCGCCGACGACAGGCCGCGTCGAGCTGTCCAGCTACGCGCCGACGCTCGCACAGGGCGGGGCACTCACACTATCGCCCGCGGCCGGGCGAGCAGAGTATCATGGTCACGCGCCTGCGGTTTCGACCGTTGAGGCGCGCGTGATACCCTTGGGGCCGCGACGGGGCTTATCCTTGTCGTCTGGCCGCGCCCTGCCTTTGAGGTGGTGACTTGACGATACTTGCTGACGTAAAGGCCGCACTGCGCATCACTCACGACTCGGACGACCTCCTGCTCGAGCGGCTCATCCTGTCCGCGACGCAGGAGTACGTGAACTTTGCGGGCGTCGAGACCGACAGCGACGACACGGAGATCGAAGTCCCCGAGGATGTGATTAACGGCGTGGTGCTGATGGTGCAGGCCGACTACGACGCCGACCCGCTCGACCGGGAAAAGTACCGCGATGCAGCCAAGCACTTGTGGGGCACGCACCGCCTGGACTTCGGCATATGAGCGCGCCACTGAACCGCCGCTTGCGGCACCGCGTCGGCATTGAGTCGTTGTCTCTGACACGCGATTCGGACGGCGGCGTCGTCGAGGACTGGGTTAGCTTCGCAGCCAACGTGCCCGCGGAGATCGTGCCACTGTCGGGCCGGGAGTTTGTCGCCGCGCAGTCCACACAGGCCGGGGTCACAGTCAGGGTGACGATCCGTGAGATTCCGGGCGTATTGCCGGCGATGCGCGTCACTCACGCGGGCCTGGCGTACAATATCCGCGCCGTGCTGCCCGACCCGACGCTTGCCCGGCACTTGACGCTTATGACCGAGGAGGGAGTGAACAATGGTTAGCCCCGTGCGTGGTACGTTGCCTACTACCCCACCGCCTCGTCCTGTCCCCGGCGTCCCGTGGGCTGTCGCGCGCCACGAGCCCTCTCAGCTCGACCGCATCGAGGCCAAGCTGGACGCCTTGCTGGCAGCGCTGGCAGACGAGGAGACCGAGGCGCCGGAGATTGATCTGGACGGCAGCGCGTTGCCGGGCGAACGGGATCAGGACGAAGAGTTATGAAAGTCGAAGTCCAGCTGTCCGGCGTCGAAGGCGTGATAGCCACGCTACGCAGCTTGCCGCCCGAGATCGTCAGCAAGCGCGGCGGTCCGGTCAAGCTCGCGCTCGCCAAGGGCGCCCGGCTGCTGCGCGACGAGGCGAAGGCCAACTTGCGCGCCGCCATTGCGGCGGGCGGGGACGCCGACTCGACCGGCCTGCTCGATCAGAATGTGATCGCCTCGCGCGGCAAGGAATTATTCGGCGGAAAGGGCGAGCGGTATCTTGTGCGCGTCAAGCGCAAGACCTACCCGGACCGCACCGGGAAGGCGGTGACGACGCTGCAGACAGCCAACCTGCTTGAGTGGGGCAGCGTGCACCAGCCGGCAACACCATGGTTGCGCCCGGCCGTGCTGGCGAAAGGGCAACAGGTTATCAACGTCGTGACGGCGGATCTGGTGCGGCGGATTGACCTCGTTGTGCGCAAGCTGGCCGCACAGAACGGGGCGCGCTGATGCTCCCGCCCGTCTACGCCCTCCTGACCACCGCGACCGCTGTCGCAGCGATCGTCTCGACGCGGGTCTACTCGCACGGCGACGCACCGCAGGACGTCGCGCAGCCGTACGTCACGTGGCAGATGGTGTCCGGCGTGCCGGAGAACAGCCTGGCCGACGCGCCGGACATTGACCGCTGCACCTTGCAGGTTAATTGCTGGCACCCAACGAGTGCGGGCATTGTCACGCTGGCGACAGCGGTACGGGCTGCGCTTGAAACTGCCGGCCATGTGACCGGCGTCCCGATCGATCAACGCGACACGGCGACAAAGCTTTACTGGATTGCAATCCAGATGGACTGGTTTTACCCCCGATAGGAGAACGAAATGGCAGGTAGCGTAAAAACCCAAGGAACGCGGCTTTATTTTATTGACACACTGACGAGCAGCGACCCCGCGCTGGTCGGTATGGCTTGCCCGACCGGCATCACCGGCCTCGGCGGCCCGGCTGACCAGATCGAGGACACATGTCTGTCGGAGACCGAGCGGACTTATGTCCGCGGCCTCGGCACGCCCGGCCAGGTGAGCGTGCCGTTTATCCTCAAGCCGCAAGAGCAGAGTCACCAGGTGCTGTTCGACCTGAAAGAGCAAGGGGACAATCTGTCCTGGCTGATCTGCCTGTCGGACGGCACCACGGTACCCACGCTTGCCTCGGACGACACGTTCAACGTGCCGACCGACCGGACGTGCTTCGAGTTCATCGCGTACATCTCCGACGTCAACATTGACATCGCGAGCAATGAAGTTGTCCGGGGCACCCTGACGCTTCAGCGCTCTGGCGTCGTGACTACCTACTGGAAGACCGCATGAACCCGGCACTATTTGCGAGTACCGAGGCGCACGCCCGCAAGGTCAAGTTGCCGGACGGCAAGGAGGAGGTTTTCTACTTCCGCGAATTGCCGTCGGTTGAGATGCGCCGACAGCACCTGGCCGAAACGAGCACCGACCCCGAGGTGCGGGACAAAGCGATCGCCCGCTTGATCTCGGTCGGCCTCTGCACCGTGGACAGCAAGCCGGTACTGAGCATCGAGCAGGCGGCCACCCTCAAGTCGAGTGTCGCCGGGCAGATGGTTACGCACATTATGGAAGTGTCTGGCTTCGGAGCTGCCGCGCCGGGAAACGTCTAAGGGCGGGCAGCGAGGACGAGTTCTGGCACACCCTCGCGCTCGCCCTTGGCGGCCGGACGGTTGCAGAGTGGCGCGCCACCATGTCCCGCGTGGAGTTCGAGCGCTGGGCAGAGTATTACCGCGCTCACCCGTTTGACGACATGCACCGGTTCCATCGTCCGGCCGCTTTGATCGCCGGTCGTAATGGCGCAGACGTGCAGTCCGCGCTAGACTACCTGCACCCGCCGCGGCTCCCGGATGGCCTGGACGCGGCAGCGCTTGCCATTATGCGGGCGCTTGGCGTTATCGGACCGGAGTAGACATGGCTGCTGGAAGTATTGTTATCGACTTGCTGATGCGGACGGGCAGTTTTGAGACGGACTCCAAGCGGGCCGAAAAGCGTCTGCAAGAGATGGAGAAGTCCGTCAAGCAGGTCGCCACCGCGATCGGCGTCGCCACGGCTGCTGCCGCAGGCGTGTTCGCCACTATGACGAAAGCCGCCATTGACAACGCGGACCGCCTCGCCAAGCTCGCCCAATCCACCGGCATCACGACGGAAGCCCTTTCCGAACTCGAATACGCGGCCGGCTTGTCCGGGGCGTCATCCGATGAACTGACCGCGGCACTGGGTCGGCTCAACAAGTCGGCTACCGAAGCGGCCAACGGCCTGACCGCCCCCGCCGAGGCGTACCGCAAGCTGGGGGTCGCGGTCACAGACGCCGCCGGGCAGATGAAGTCCGGCGAGGACTTGTTGACCGAGGTGTCCGAGGCGTTTTCCCAGCTTGAGGACGGGCCGGCTAAAGCGGCGCTCGCAATGGAGCTGTTCGGGCGGTCTGGCGCAAAGCTGATTCCCTTCCTGAACAGCGGCCGGGCGGGCTTGCAGGCGATGCGCGAGGAGGCGCAGGCCTTCGGGTTGACGGTCGACGGCCAGGCAGCCAAGGCGGCGGAAGTTTTCAACGACAACCTTTCCCGGCTCCAGGCGGCGGCAACGGGCGTGACGAACCAGATGGCGCAACGGATGTTGCCCGCCTTCGTCCAGATCACCACGGCGATGGTCGACACGGCGAAGGAATCGAAGGCCGTGGAGAACATCGTCACCGGGCTGGCCGTCGTATTCGAGACGGTCGCGGTACTCGGCGTGGAGCTAGCCTTTGTGCTCACGGGCATCGGACGCGAGCTAGGCGGGCTGGCGGCGCAAGCGGTTGCCGTTGCCAAGCTCGACTTCTCCGGCGCCGGGGTGATCGGCGACGCGATGAAAGAGGACGCAGCGGCGGCCCGCAAAGAAGTGGACCAGCTGACCGCCTCTATTCTCGGTGCCCGCGCTGCGGCTGCCCAGCCGTTCGTCGGCCCACCGGCGCCTGCAACGCCCGCCACGCGCAACGCCGTCCCGTTCACCGTCGGCAAGACGCCCAGCACGGGCGCCCCCAAGGTATCCGACCTGCAGCGCTTGAGCAAAGCGTTTGCCGACCAGGCCGCCACGATTGGGCTCACGTCGGAAGAGGTCGAGCTTTACCGTTACAAGCTGGCCGGCGCGAACCCGTCGCAGCTGGCCTTTGCGGCCTCGGTGCAAGACTCGATCGCGGCATTCAAGGCCCAAGCCCAGGCGCTCACCGAGGGGCAAAGCGTCATGGAGTCCACGCGCACGCCGGCAGAGGCCTACGCCGCGGAGATCGAGCGACTGAATGAACTGCTCGACCGCGGGGCAGTGTCTCAGGAGACCTACAGCCGGGCGGTGTTCGAGGCGCAGGACGCCTTCAGCGACACGCAGGAAAGCATCAAGCAGATGCGTGCGGACCAGGAAGCGCTGAGCGCAATGCTTGACGCCACGCCGACCGCCAAGCTCGAGGAAACCCGGGCGGCTATGTTCCTGCTGCGCGACGCCTTTGTCGCTGGCCGGATCGGCGCCGAGGAGTACATCGAGGCGGTGCAAACGCGGCTCGGCACTCTGCCCGAGACGATTGAGAAGTCGACGGACGCCATGAGCGCGTTCTCCGATCAGGCGGCGCGCAACATGCAGTCTGCTTTTGCCGACTTTCTGTTCGATCCGTTTGCCGGCGGCGTGGACGGCATGCTGAAGTCGTTTGGCGATACCCTCAAGCGCATGGCGGCTGAAGCGGCAGCGGCGCAGATCTTTGAGGCAATAGGAGGTTGGGGCAAGAGCAACAGCGGATCGGGAGGCATCCTCGGTGTGATCGGGACGATTGCCAGCGCGTTCGGCGGCGCGCGGGCAGAAGGCGGCCCGGTCAGCATGGGCAAAACGTACCTTGTCGGCGAGCGCGGACCGGAGCTATTCCGGCCGGGAACATCGGGATCAATCGTCCCGAATGAAGCGCTTGGCCGCGCCACGCGGTCGGGCGGTAGCACCACAATCAACGTCACCGTCAACGGCGGATCCGCGCCAGACGTGCGCCGCGCCGCCGGGCAGGGCGCGCGCGAGGCATTGTCAGCCTTCTCCGGCGCGCAGAGGTATCAATGAGCAATCCATTCCTCGAGGAACGGCTGCCGGTCGACGTGCGGATGGGCGCGACTTACGCGGACCAGTACAACGTCGAGATTACGCAGACCGCAGGCAACAGCGAGTACCGGCGCCTGGTGCACCCGTACCCGGTCCGCTACTTCGATATCAGCTACGTGCTGAGCAATGCGGTCAAGCGCGCCGCCGTGGCGGATCTCTACCACCGGGCCTATGGAATGTTCGCCGGCTTCCGCGCCAAGGCCTTCGACGACTACACCACTGCGGCAAACAACGGACCGCCGACCGCCTTCGACCAGCTGCTTGATATCGTCACGGCTGGCAGCGTCTACCAGCTCCAGAAGCAGTACGGCACCGGGGGTACGCCGCTGTCAATCGGCCTGCCGGTGCGGACGCTGTTCAAGCCCGTCGCAGGCACAACGCTTGTCGGCGTCCGTAACAGTGTGACCGGCGACCACACTCTGACTGGCTTTACGGTCGATACGACGACTGGGCGGGTAACGTTGGCCGCCAACAAGACCGACACGGTTACGGGGATTACGCAGGCTGCCGCGGCCGTGCTCACCGTCGGGACGCATTCCTTCCTCGTGGGGGAAACAGTTCATGTGTCGGGCGTCGTCGGCATGACGCAGATCAATGGGCTGCGTGCTGCGGTCACGGCGACGGGCGCCACGACAGTCACACTGTCGATCAATTCGACGGGCTTCACGGCGTACTCAAGCGGCGGCACAGTCAACACCGCCCCGCAGACCGGCGAGGAGGTGCGCGGGGGCTGCGAATTCGACATCCCCGTGCGCTTCAATTCCCGCATAGACTTCGAGCACCTGACGCCCGATGTCCGGCAGACCAGCCAGATTGAACTTGTGGAGCTGATCAACCCATGAAGCCCGTCGTCGCCGACTACCATTACCGCTGCCACTGCCTGCGCATCGTCGCCACGAACGGGACGATCGTGCGGCTGACCGATCACCCGCGAGACCTGCTCATGTCTGGCGGCCAGATATACAAGACCGACAGCGGCTACCAATTCACCGGCGCGCAGGGCACGACGACTACCAGCCCTGGCGTCATGGACCTGGAGGGCGTGCTGGCGATCGCCGGTATCGATCGGGATGAAGTGGCGAGCGGCGTCTTTGATGGCGCCAGGCTGTATTGCTTCGCGACCGCATGGAATGCGCCGGTTGAGGACGAAGAGCCGGTCGGCGCGGCAACGCTCGGCCGCACGACGATAGTCGACGACCGCTACAAAATTGAAATGATGGCGCTAATCGATGCGCTCAACCAGTCCGTCGGCAGCACCTACACCGCCGCCTGCCCCAAGACTTTCGGCGGGCAAGAGTTCGCCGGGTGCAAAGTTGATCTCGCCCCGATCACCGTTACAGGCACCGTCACCCATGTGACCGACGGGACGACGTGGCGGGACAGCGCCCGGACAGAAGCGGCCGACTGGTTCGCGCTCGGCACCGTCACGTGGACCGCCGGAGCAAACGCCGGCCTCAAGGCGCAGGAGATCAAGCGCTACGAGCTTGACGGCACCGTCGAAACCTACGAGCCCGCGTATTACGGGGTGACGGTCGGCGACACGTACAGCCTCGCCCCGGGCTGCCGCAAGCGACTGGAAGACTGCCGCGACAAGTGGGACAACGTGATCAACTTTGGCGGCTACTCGTTCGTGCCGGTCAGCAGCCAATACCAGCAGATCGGGACCAAATGACAGCCGACGACATCATCGCCGCAGCTCGGGAGTGCCTCGGCACTCCGTTCAGGCACCAGGGCCGCATTGTCGGCATTGCGCTCGATTGTGCTGGGGTTGTGTGTCATGTCGCTGAGTCCATTGGCCTGATCTACGACGCGCCAACAAACTACCCGCGCACGCCATACAAAGGGCTGCTTGAGCAGACGCTTGACGCGCAGCCGTGCCTTGTGCGCGCTGACGACATGCGCCCCGGCGATGTATTGCTGATGCGCTTCGGTCGTGAGCCGCAGCATGTAGCGATCTACACCGGCAGCACCGTCATCCACGCATACGAGGCCGTTAGCCGCTGCGTCGAGCACGCGATAGATGCCGAGTGGTTATCGCGCATCGTGCGCATCTACCGGTTTCAGGGGTTGATCAATGAGTAGCAACCAAAGCACAGGCCAGTGGATTGGCACCATCGTCGGCGCCGTCTCGGCGTATTTCTCCGGCGGCCTGTATGGCTGGCAGATGATGGCGGGCTCTGCGATCGGCGGGCTCATCGATCCGCCAAAGGGCGTAACGACCAGCGGCCCGCGGCTCGCAGATCAGTCCGTGCAGACATCGACGTATGGCGCAGCTATTCCGCGCATTTACGGCACGCTGGCTACATTTGGCAATGTGATCTGGCTCGAAAACGACAAGATAAAAGAGACAGTCAAGAAGAAAAAGTCAGGCGGCAAGGGCGGCGGCGGTGGATCTACTGTCAAAACCTATACCTACTCAGCTACGTTCGCTGTGGGCCTGTGCAGTGGCCCGATTGCAGGCATTCGTCGGCTGTGGGTTGGTTCGAAGCTGATCTACGATGCCGGCTCCGACGATGTAGAGTCCATCATTGCCAGCAATGAGGCAGCCACAGGCTTCAAGGTGTACCTGGGTACAGAGGATCAGCAGCCAGACCCTAGAATGCAAGCAGATAAAGGGATAGCGAACACACCCGCGTATCGTGGACTGGCGTACATCGTACTGTACGACTACAAGCTCAAGGATCACGGCAACTCATTGATGGGCGCTACGGTTAAGGCTGAGGTTATGACAGACGCAGGATACAGTGGGTGGGTGAAGTCGTTTACCCGCGAAACTGCTGCGCTATCCGCAGACTACTTCGGCCACATGTTCCACACCCCATACACGAAAAGCGTAGAAGGGGTGTTGTTCAAGACGGTCTCGAAGACGCCGGGCGGCCTGTCGACCGACATGTTTAAAGCCGTAATCCACACGTATTTCACTGATCAGGAATATTTCGAGGAGCCGCCGACAAATCTGTATTTTGGAATACCGCATTTTGCCGAGGGTGACTTTTACGTTGCGGGGTACACGTCCGGGTGCGCTGAAGTATTCACGGGGGGGATTGGCGGTCAGGCGGTCTACAGCACCGGGTTTTCTGGCATGGGGACGGCGCCGCAAGTGTCCTTATTTAGCGGCGCCGGAGTCACTGCGATCGCTGCAAAAAACACATCAAGCTCTGCGTCTTCAATAGCATTTTTCCAGGGGGAGGCGCGAGTTTACTCTGAGACTCTATCGTGCAATACGGTTCCGCGTTTTGTTCCCGGAGAAGGCAACGAGACTCTTCTCGTGCTAACAGAAGCGCTCGGGGTAACTACGGCCCGTGTCTTTAGTACCCCAGACTTTGTACTTCTCGACACAATCTATCCGCCGGCCCAAATCAGCACCACGCACGGGGCGTATATTCAGGACGGACAGCTCCGCGTTGTTTTTAACGTATCTGGCAGCGCTCAATTATCGAGGTACGACCTCGCTACGCTTACCGCTGTCGGGGCTCCGGAAGTCCTTCCAACCATCGGAGGGTCAACAAGCATCAAGGCGTGGGGGGTTGGAAACGCCATAGCGAGGATGTCTTCCCTGCTCGACAGCACTGTTGATATTCTGACAGCCGAAAAAGTAACGCCAGGCACCGCTTTGCTATCGGGTATTGTTGAGGCAGAGGCCCTGCAAGCTCTCAGCCTTTCCTCTGCTGACATCGATGTGGCGACCCTTACTGACGAGGTGCGCGGCTACCGCGTAACGCAAACGGGCGCAATACGTGTGGCCATCGAGCCCTTGCAATCCGCTTGGCCGTTCGACGTAATTCAGTCCGGCTACAAGATAAAAGCGGTGAAGCGCGGTAATGCGTCGGTCGCCACAATACCGGCTGAATTGCTCGACGCCCGCGCCGCAGGCGAGGCCCCTGGCCCGCAGATCACGATCGTGCGCGAGATGGATACGCAATTGCCGCGCAGGGTGTCGATCAAACACATGGACATCACCCGCGAATACGACATTGGCGAGCAGTCCGCAGAGCGCGGATCAGGCGAATCCATCAGCGTGCGCGAGATGGAAATGCCGATCGTCTTTACGGCGTCCGAGGCGGCGCAAAAGGCCGAGGTGCTGCTGTACCTGTACTGGCTTGAGCGATACACTATCCAATTCAAGCTGCCGCCCGCATATCTCGGGCTAGAACCAGCTGATGTGATCACGATCGCCGCCCCAGATACCAGCTACGAATTGCGACTGACGAACATCAACTATCTGTCTGACGGGAGGCTGGAATGCGTGGCGCGGTACAACAGCGCGGCGGTCTATACCAGCACGGCAACGGGGGAGGAGTCCGCCGTTCTCCCCGGCACGATCGGCCTGGCGGGGCCGAGCAAGTACGAACTGCTCGACATTCCAGCGGTTCACTCAAGCATGGACAGCCCTGCGTTCGTCGCAGCCATGACGGGGTACACAACGACGTGGCCAGGGGGCATCCTGTTCCGGTCGTCCGACTCGGGCCAGACGTGGGACGACGTTCAGGGCTGGACCGGTAAAGGGACAATAGGGACGGCGCGCAACGCTATCGGCACTCAACCCAGCACGACGGTTGACTCGGCGTCGCTGCTCCAAGTCGATATGATCTCAGGCGAGCTGGAGAGTGTGACCGAGCTTGCGATGCTCAACGGCGCGAACTACTTCGCGTATGGCGCCAACGGTCGGTGGGAGATTATCGCTGCCCGCACGGTCACACTGCAGGGCGACGGCAGTTACTTGCTCCAGGATATGTTGCGCGGGCGATTCGGGACCGAGCACAATACCGGCAACCACGCTGCGGGCGACTCGGTCGTGCTGCTCAACGATCCGGACAACGCCCTGATTACGATGGACTCCGCTTCGATCGGTCTGGAGCGGCTGTATCGCGGCATTACGGCCGGTCGGGCGATCGACTCTGACTCCGACCGCAGCTTCACGTATCGGGCCGTCAATCTGGAGTGCCTGAGCCCGGTCTATCTCAACGGCAGCCGACATCCAAGCACGAACGACTGGGTGCTGACGTGGGTCAGGCGGACGCGGATCGGCGGCGAGTGGCGCGACCTTATCGATGCGCCCCTATCTGAAACATCAGAAGCATACGAGGTGGATGTTTTCAGCAGCGCCGCATACACGACGCTCAAGCGCACGCTGACCAGCGCAACGCCAACGGTTGCGTACACCAGCGCTCAGCAGGTCACGGACTTCGGCAGTAACCAAGCCACCCTCTACCTGCGCCTCTATCAGCTGAGCGCAACGGTCGGGCGCGGCTTCCCTCTCCAGACGTCAATTACGAGGTAACCCAATGGCTGACAGCACAAGCAATATTGACCCGATTGTCCAGTCCCAGTCGAGCAAGGAAGTCACGGCAAACGCCTTCTTTAACAGCGCATCCAGGGCTGCCGACTTCAGCCGGCGCGCCTCGACCTCGTCCGGCCTGACATGGGGGTTCCACGGTACGCCGCGGTGGTACATCAACGCGACCGCTACCGTAAAGGCCAACGGCACCGTGACCTTGACCGCGTCAAGCACGCGATATGTGGCTGCCGATCGCGCCTTCGCCGTCACCGAGTCGGCTACCGCATTCCCGGCGAACAAGCTGGCGCTCTACAAGGTCGTGACTGGCACGGCGACGGTCACAAGCTATGAAGACCACCGCGACCCTCACCACCAGGTGCGGTTCATGTACGGCCGGTTTGCCTTGGCGATGGCAGACGCGAACAAAACACTGACGTACGAGCAGGCCATGTGCGAGAGCATGGAGTTGACCGGCGCATTGACCGCATTGCGAGACGTCGTGGTGCCGCTGGTTCCGCGCGCATGGACGGTGTTTGCAAACACATCGGGAGGCTTTGGCGTTCAAGTCATCGGGGCAACCGGGACAGGCGTGACGGTGGCTGATGGGAAGCGCGCCCTTGTCGAGTGCGACGGAACCAACGTCGTTCGTATCACCGCGGACGCGTGAGGTATACTCCCGAAAACAAGGGAGCGTGAAATATGCGTGACTTTCTCGAAGCGGTGGCGCGGGATCTCCGGGACATTGCTTCGCTTGCCGCCATTGGTTTCGTCATTGCGCTGGGCGCACTGTTGGTCACACCGGCGCCGACGTGGCCCGTCGCAGTTGGCCGGGCGCTGTCTGTCATGGGGCTGGCGGTGGCGGGGGCGTCTATCCTCGTCATCGTGCCGGACCTCTCGCGGGTGGGTCAGATCGGTGTGGCCGCCGCGCTGGCAAGTCTGGGCACAACAGGCCTCGAGATGCTGTTTGCGCGGATCCTCGGAGGGCGCAAGGAATGACAACTGGCACCATCGCTCTTATCGTAGTGGGCCTCGTGCTTGCGGCGGTAGGCAGCTATTTTTCCGTCAAAGAGCAGTTCCGAATTACCGGCCGCTGCCGGCGTAGAGGCGACCCACGATGACCGTACCGCACGCCGCAATCAACGAGGCGCTCAGCCTCTTGCCGCCCGAGATGGGCGGCCCCAAAGCCCGCGTAATGCTGATCGCGATTGGTCTTCAAGAGTCCCGCTTTGAGCACCGCCGGCAGATCGGCGGCCCGGCGCGCGGCTTCTGGCAATTCGAGCACGGCGGAGGCGTGGTCGGCGTCTTGACCCACCCGGCGAGTCGGGAGCTTGCGGCCAGGCTGTGCGAGGTGCGCGGCGTCAAGTCGGACAGTCGGCTGGTCTACAATCGGCTCGAGCACGACGACGTGCTGGCGGCCGGGTTTGCCCGTCTGCTGCTCTTCACCGATCGCCGCCGGCTGCCCGAGCTTGGCGACGCGGTGGCGGCCTGGAAGTACTACATGAACAACTGGCGCCCCGGCAAACCGCACCCGGAGACGTGGGACGAGCTCTACCATGCCGCGGTCGCTGAAGTCGAGGAGGGTTGAATGTGCCAACTACCTATTTGCTTCTGGCTGCCGTTCTGGTGGCCGGTCTATCTGGCGGGCTTGGCTACCGTCACGGTATCGAGACTGAACAGGGCCGTTCCGCCCTTGCAATGCAAGACGCCATCGTCGTCACTCATTCGGTTGCACGTGCGGACGCTGAGGCTGAATCCAAACGCCGGCAGGCCACAGCCCTTCGTGATGCGCGGCGGGCGGCCGAGGCTGGTGCCGCCAAGTTGCGAGGGCAGCTGAATGCGGCGCGCACTGCTCGCGCTGAGTGCGTGTGGCCTGCTGACCGGGTGCGCGACGCCAACGACGCAATCGCCGCCGCCAATGCCGATCACACAGCCGCCGAGCGAGTGCCTGACGGACTGCCCGCCGCTGCCCCTGCTGACTGACCCGGGAGAGGCCAGTGTGGTTATCTGGCTGCACGATCTGATCGGAGCGGCGGGGGCGTGTCGGCGGCAGCATCAAGCTTGCCGCGCCGCGGATCTCCGTTCACCGGCCAGCAACTGACGGACCCGCTCGCGGCTCACGCCCAGGTCAAGCAGCCGGGCCGCCGCGTCGGCGTGCGTCATGCCGGGCAGGCAGTCCATGTCGGCCAGGATCTCGTCGACCCGCTGCACCGCCCAGTGCATGCAACGGCGTTCGATGCGCGGGCGGGCGAGCACCTCGGCGTGGTAATCAAAGTCGGAGCGGGTCATCTCAGCAGTCCTCACGAACGTTGATAGCAAAGGCCCAGACCGACGGGCCGACAATCTGCTCGACTTCCGGGGTGAGCAGGAACTGGTCAAGCGCAATCTTCAGCAGGGCGATACGGGCCGCGTCGGTCTGCGGGCGCACCGTCGGCGCGGGAGAGGGCGGCAGGCCCTGGACTCGCTGCAGGAAAAGGGTGAAGGCGGGGCTAGGCATGATCAGGCGTCACAGTAAATGAAGGTGCCGCACTCCGCATCTTCGACCACGCTCAGGACCGCCGGGCTGTCTGCGAAGAAACCGCAGATCGCCTCGGTTGCGGGCGGATCAATCGCGTCGAAGCTGAACGTGAAACTGCGGGGGCCGCGAACCGTGATCTCGATCGGGCGCCCGGCTACGTGGTCAAGTGTTTGCATGTTCGCTGCTCCTGTCTGGTTGCTCTGTCTACAGTTCATATTATAGAACTATTATCCGTCCCGTCAATAAGAATTTACAGGCAAGCAGGCGATAACCAAAGCCGTTCGCGCCCCGCGTTAGCCCGGCCGGTCCCGTCGCCTCGCGACCCGTAACCGCCGCGCGTCTTCCACTCGACCGCCCGCCAGCCGAGCAGCGCAAGAGTGTCGTGCTCCCCTTCGTATCCCGCCAAGACGATCCGCAGCTTGTCGTCAAAGCTGTTCGCGATGCACCACGCGAGCGCACGGGCCGCGACGCCAGCGCCTGCCGACGAGTAGGGCGGGTCGAGGAACACGCCGGTCGCGCCGTGCCGCGTGGTGAGCGACGGCCCGAGCGTGCGTTCGAAGTCACCGCACAGCACCCGGACGTTGCGCAGCCGATCGGACAGCGCCCGGAACCACTCCGCGATAAACTCGCCCCGGCCGGCGTTGCCCACGTGCGGCATTTTACGGTTGATGCCCCGGCCGGCGTCGCCCACGTGCGGCATTTGACGGTTGATGCCCTGGCCGGCGTTGCCCTCCGCGCGGACCAGCTCGCCGCCCTCAACGGTCCACGGGCCTTTGCCGCTGCACCAGCCCGAGCCGATCCAGGCGCACGCACCCCAAATCCACCAGCCGGCCGCCACGGGATCAAACCACTCCGGGTCACCCATAAGCTTGGCGGTGATGGCGCCCCGCTGCGTGACCAGCCGGGCGTGGCGGGCGTGCAGATCGCACTCGTTCTCCGGCCAGTCGGCGGCACGCGCTACGCCTTCCGGGTCAAAGGCCATCGCCCGCCAGGCGTTTGCCAGCAAGCCGTCGAAGTCATTGACGGTTTCCACCTTGCCGGGGCCGCCCGGTCGCCCGAGAAGCACGGCCAGGCTACCGGCGAAGGGCTCGACGTAGTTCGTCACATCGGCGCCAAGGTACTGCCAGACCAGATCGGACACTTTGCTTTTACCCCCAAAATACGGAAACGGCGCCTTAAGCGTCATCGGTTACCCCTTTCGATATCGTTCGGCGCGCCAACCACCCGCCGCATTAACCGGCCATCGCCGGCCATCCTCGCACACCGCCCACTCGGGCAGGTAGCGCATCCACGCCTCCAACTCCTCAACCGACCCGACACCCAGCGGCATCTCGCACACCAGCTCATCGTACACGTGGAGCACGATCGGATAGCCCGCCCGCTCCAGATTGACCGACGTGAACCGCAGGATGTCGTTGGCAACGGCCTGGGTGATGTTCTCGACGAGCCGCGAGCCCCACGTCCGCGTCTGGATCCACCCGCGCGGGCCGTTCTTCGGGTTTGTGTTCCAGCCCCAATAGCTAATCTCGTAGGTCGACCCCCACTTCGTCGCGGCGCTCAGCTGCACGTCGTGGTAAGTCAGCCGGCGGCCAGACAGCAAGGTGATGTAGACCGCGCGGCCGATCTGCTGGAATTTCAGCCCGCGGCAGTCGAACACGGCGCCCGGCTGGAGCATCGCCGAGATGAACGCCCCCTCGACCCCGAACAGTTCGTCCCGCCGTTCTCGCGAGTACGGGACTGGCCGGGACTGGCCGCCCCAAAATTCAACCAGGGCAGGGGACGCCTCGCGCCACGCCAGAATGATCTGCTTCAGTTCGTCATCAGTCTGAGGGCCGTCGGGGTCGAACGCGCGCCACGACCCTATCCATCCGCCATATCCGCAGGCGAGCTCACACGTCTTCCCGACCTGTCGAAGGGGGTGGTGCTGGCCGGTGCGCTTCTTGTGGTCGAGCAATTCCTGATACTCAACGCGCCCGACCTTTGCGCCGGACGCTTCGTAGATCTTGCCGCCCTCGCGGAACAAGTCGATACGCCATTGCTCGCCAGCAAGGCAGGCCAGCACGACCGCCTCGATGGCCGTCCAGTCCGACGAGATCAGATCGTGACCAGGAGCCGCGACGAACGCGCCGCGCAGACAGCCAGCCAGGGTCAGGAGCGCGTCGCCAAAGAACATCTCGAGCACGTCCAAGCTACCCGACCGCGCGACCTCGATTGCGTCGCACATTGCCTCGGGGCTCCACTCCTGCGGCTTCTCGTTGGCCGCGACCGGAAGCCCCTTGTGGTCGACGCGCCCTTCGTCCCCGGCGCCGCACCACGGGCAGGCGCGCACCGTCTCGCCGTAGTGGCGGCCACATCGGCAGCGCCAAACGTTGGGCCCGGCCTTCGGAAAATTTGTCGGCTGAGGGCCGTCCCCGGTCGGCCGACCTGTCCTCGCGCCGTGGAAGATGAACAGATCATGCACCCGGCCGGCCTTGGTGCTGGTGTTGCGCAGGGCGAACAGCTTTTTGACGCTGGCCGAGGCGACCTTTGCGCGCAGGCCCAGCACCTCGCGCACCAGGGGTGGGCAGGCCGGATCCCGGAGCGCGCCGTCAATCGCATCCTCGTCCATCGAGGCGAGCGGGTAGCCGGCCCCGGCGCACCAGCCGGAGAGCTGCGCCACCTCGCTGGGCGCAATGCCGCCGGTCAGGGCGCGCACCCGGTCACCGTAGCGGCGGGTGGCCTCGTCGACGATCAGGCAGCCGGCTTCAATCAGCGGGGTATCGACCGCCACGCCGCGCTGGTTGATCGCCTGGTCGACGCGCCAATACTCCCGTTCTTGCGGGCTCATGTCCGGCGTGACCGCTGACAGCGCGGCCTCGGCCACAATGTCCTGCTCGCAGTAGGCGTCAAGCGCCTCGAACTTGGCCGGGTCGGTCTGTCGCGTCAAGCGGTAGTGCGGGCTGGCCTTGGTCGGCTTGCGCGGCATGGTCAAGTCGCGGATCAGCCCCGATCCGGCCGGGTCTTTCTGCGGCGTCCCGGCGACCTTGGCGGCGGCGTCCAGTCCGCCCGGACGGCTCCACGCCCGCGACTTCGCCATTGCACACCGGACTTGCGGCTCGGGTAGCGGCGGCCAGCCGTAAAGCCGTTCGCACGCTGCCCATGCGCGCCGTTCGAAGCCCACGTTCCACGCCTCGATCAGCAGACCGGCCGCCAGGTGGTCGAACAGCGGTTGCGGGTTCGGCTCGCCCGGCCTCCACGTGCGCGGCCCGGCGCCGTCTTTCAGGTCGTACTTCAGGACGAGGACTTCAAACGTCGGGTGCTCGGTGTAATTGACGACGCCCACCACCGGCAGGCCTTTGGAGTTCTTGGGCGCACCGGGCGGCCCGACCCACTTGGCGCCCGTCCACATAAACCCCGCCTCGCTGTAGGTCTCGAAGTCCATGTCGGCGAGGACGGTCGAGAAACCGTGGCCAGCGGGCAGGCGGTCTCCGTATTTCACTCGCAGGGATCCTTGGGGGGCAGGGTTGGCTTCAGGCAGTTGCACCGTTCGAACGCCCGCACATAGCCCTCGGTGCCTTCCTCTGCTTCCGCCCGGTCAATGCGCGCGGCGGCATAGACATACCCTCTCGCGGGGTCTGCCTTGCCGGGGATGAAGATGCAGCCGACCGTCGAACGGGCGCGGGCAGCCAGGGAGCGCATCAGGCTGCGGATTTTGGCCTTCTGCTCGTCCGGCGTCACGCGAACCACTCCGGCACGGTCGGCAGCGGTCGCACCTTGCCTTTGCCGTCCTTGATCTCCCAGCGCTGGATTAGGCCGCACACGGCGACGTCCTCTCCGAAGCCAATCACCCCCGCCCGGTCGCCGTGCGTGTGAAGGCGGGGCGACCCCCACCCGGCAAGCTTTGCTGCCTTGGAGAAGCGCGCGAGCTGCTCAAAGTCGAACTCGGCAGGCTTGCCGGCCTGCTCAGGCGCAGGGGCGGCGCGGCGCAAAGGCGGGAAGATGTCGGAGGCGGGCCGCAGCTTACCGGTCGCCGTGGTGTTGCCGACCGACACGCTCAGGTCGTCCCCGCCGAACGCCAGCACGGCCTCTCCGCGCTTGGGCAGGCTCTTGATAAAGTCGGTCGGAGCGGTGCGGTTGAATCCGGCCGGCGCATCGGCGGCCAGCACGCGGGCCTGAAGGGCGGTCACGCCGTCCGTCGCGGACAAGAGCAGGTAGCCCCCTGCGGCTTGGAAATTTACGCCGCACATCCAAGGTCGGGTCGTGACGGTCGGCGTAAAGAGCGCGACGGCGTGGAGCAAGGGCAGCGGTAGGGAGATAAACATTTAGGACTCCTCGGTTAAAGACGCCCCTATTGTAGCGCTATTATCTGCGCCGTCAATAGGGGTGGAGGGCGGTTAGGCCGGCACCAGATAGCCGGCCTGCACCATTTGCGCCTCGGTCCAGCCGTTGCCCGCCAACATTTCGTACGTGTAGCCCGCGGCCTGGGCGGCAGGCGTCATCGTGCGGACCGGCGCAACGGGCGCCACCGGGGCGGCGGGCGGTTGCAGCATCCCGTAGTTGGGCGCGACCACCACCGGGGCGGCCGGGCTAGAAGGGGATGTCGTCGCACCACTCGCAGGACCAGCCACTGCCGGGGGCGCCGGGAATGAGGCGGGCGCCTGTGGCATCGGCGGCACCGCAACAGCGGCACCGGGGACCGGAGGGACGGCAGGCGCCGCGACCCCCGGCACGGGCGGGATACCGACCGCAGGCGCCGATCCGGCAAGCGGCGAGGCGGGCAGGCCGAACGCGCCACGCACTTCGCCAGCAGACATACCGGAGGCGATGGAGAGCTTGGGCGCGGCGGCGTCCACAATGAGGATGCCGGACAGCCAGAAGCCTGCGCCGCGGTTGCCGTTGGCGTCATACACCCGCGGGGTCAGCAGAGCCTGTACCTTCGTGCCTGCATAAAACATCCGGCTGTACTCGGCCGGCGTCAGGCTGCGGCCTTGCGCATCGAACACCTCGGGCGCCTGGCCGAAGGTCGCCGAATTCACCGCGATCCAGCCGGGCAGCTCGGGCACCTCGGCCGGGCGGAAAGCTTCCTCGAACCCACGCGGGCGGCCTTGCGGGTACTTGGTGCCGGTGAACTTCTCCGACTCGGCGTAGAGCTCGGCGTACGTGGGCGCATCTGGTGCGAAGGCCAGCTTCAGGGTGAACTTCTGGCTGGCCGGCTTATCGGCCGAGGCGGGCACCGCTTCCGGGCGCGTGATGCCGTCCCACAAGACGATGCAATCGCCTGTCCGAACTGTTCCATTTTGCAGCACTGTCATGATGCTTTACTCCTCAAAAAAGGCTTTTCGGGCCTTGGTTTCTGTATCGATTACCAACTTTTCGCCGCCGGGCTTGCGCTCCGACATTGACTCGACCAGATCGGCCGGTATTCCTGCTGCGATTGCCTGGGTAGGCGTGACCGGCGCGGGGGGTTTGAGCAGCAACTTGCCCGCCATCATCCCCACGCCCTCAATCTGCTCGACTGACGCCGTCCAGACGCGCCGGCCTGCCGCCCGCTCGATTGCCCACCCCAGGCCCCGCTCGCCGCGCCGGTAAGCCGACGTGACGACCGCCTCCAGCCCGGACCGCCTTGCCTCCAGCGTGGCGATTGCCTCCGCCAGATAGCGCATCTCGCGGCCTGCATGGGTCGGCGGCAATTCCTGCACCGTTGCCGTGCTGGCGGCAAAATCGGCCCACGTGTTGCCCGCCGCTTGGAGCGGCCCGCAGGCGTGACGGCCGGGGCAGTATCGGCACTGCTCACCGACCGTGGCGTCACGCGGGGAGCCCATTGCGGCCTTGGCGGCCAGCCGCAAATCTTCCCACATTCCCTCCAGCTCGATGGCGGTCGGGCTCCAGACGCGAACTGGTGCGCCGGCTTCATAGTTGCGAGGCTGCACGATTCGGACTTGGGGCGGGGCGGTCATCGCCAAGGGGGCCAGGTAAGCAGCGCACTGCCAATTGCCGACCGCTTCAACCTTGCGGTGGCCGTACTTGTAGTCCCACACGATCGTGGATCGGTCCGCTCGACGCAGCAGCACGTCCGGCGTGCCCCAGCAGTCGGGGTGGATAAAGGGCGAGGCGCCCCACATACACTCAACGTACAGCACGCCCGGCACGATGACCGAGTTGCGCATGTCCGCCCCGACAACGACCTCGGCCCAGCCCTCCGGCACCGTCGCGTGCAAGTCGGCCACAAATACAGCCGCGCCTTCGAGCATGTCGTCGGTGACCGCCAGCATTTCGCCCGTATCGCTCGCCTGGACGAGCGTGCAGGCGGTCAGCCAACGGCCTTGGATCGCCTCGGCCAGGACGTGGTGGGCTACCCGCCCTTCCAGCGACTCGGGGGTGTCCCCGCCGCCGTAGAGCTTGTTCATCGCCGGCCACTGGGCGCACTTCACCCAGCACGCGGCGCCCGAGGGCGGGAGGGGCGCGTGGGCGGTCATGCCTTCCCGGACAGAGGGCGTTCGGCCGGCCCTTTGTCTCCGCTCGCGATTGCTTGGGGGGACCACTCAAAGGCGGGGCGCTCCATGACGCGACTCCCCACAACCCGGAGGCGGTTAACGTCGAACCACTGGCTCTCCCGGAGCTTCCCCTCCACATCTGCGCCCGGGTTCACGATGGCCTGGATACAGCCGTACAGGTCGAAGCCTACCGTTGCCACTACGCCGCGGAACCCTGTGATTTGGTCCTCCACTCGCATGCCGAGCAGGTCCAAGTGTCTCTCGAGGTAGATAGTCATGACTTGAACGCTCCAATCGCATCGAACTGGGCGCACACGGCAGCCAGCGCGACGGGGTTCTTGTTGAGCTCGAGAACGTTGGCGCAGCCGTGCGACAGGCAAGCGGCGTTGAGGTCGTCCAGCTTGATTACGCCGCGCGCCACTGCGGCGGCAAGGTCGGTCACACCGCGGGCGGCCGGGGCGGCCGGTGCCGGGGGGGCTACGGCCGGAGGGGGCGGGACGGCTACCGAAGCGGCAGGCGGCGGGGGGAGGTCTGTCCTTTCAGCAGGCTGAACCGGGAAGGGGTTTGGCGCCTCGGCTGCCGGCGGCGTGGGGGCAGGGGCCGACTGGCCGGTCGGCGCCGGGTAGGCGGCGCGCAGTTCGGCAGTCACGCTATCCACGATGGCCTGGTCGACTCCGCGCTTGCGGCGCCAGGTATTGTCGGCGATACGGGCGCGCGACTCGCTGTGGATCCGGGCGTCCCACGGCAAGCCGGCGGCGTCGAGTTCCTGGGTCTGGCCGGCCGGGGCTGGCGGGGCAGGGGGCGTTGGGGTGGCAAAGACCGGGCCGGCAGATCCGGGACCGGCGAGAGCCTCCAGCTTTGCGGCGTCCTCGTCAAGCTCAGGCGACCCGTGGGTGATTGCGGCGGAGACAAACCCCACGTTAGCCGCGCCGCCAGGTACGGCTTCCGGCACCTCACAGCCCGCGGTAATGGGTGGGAAGGTGGCGCGGGCGACCGGCGGAATTGGCACGATGTCGAGCAGCCGTTCCAGCATCTTCAAGTCGTCCGGCCTGCTGGTGTCGAGCTGGATGTTAATTTGAGCCATGATTTTGAGTCCTCGGGTTTGATTGACAGCGGGGCCTATGATGTGCGTTAATTTCCATAACGTCAATACCCAAAGCCGAAGAAATTATGAGTATTTTACGACCGTATCAACAAGACGTATTTGCAAGGACGATGGCGGCTCTTCTCGCCGCGCCAGAGTCGGAACCTTTTGGGGCGTGCGTCGTGGCGCCGACCGGGGCCGGCAAGACTGTGATCACCTCGGCAATTATCGCCGCGCTGCACGGCTGGCCGCAGGCCGTCATTGCCCACCGGCAGGAGCTGGTTACGCAAATGTCTCTCACCCTGGCGCGCAACGGCATCCGGCACGGCGTGGTCGGCTCGAGCGGCACGGTGCGCGGGGTGCAGCAAGCGCACGCCGAGGAGCTGGGCGCCATGTGGGTGGATCAACGGGCGCCGATTCGGGTGTGCGGGATTGATACGCTGGTGCGCCTGCCGGAGAACGATCCGTGGTGCCGGACGGTGCGCGCCGTCCACATTGATGAGGGGCACCACCTCCTCACGGAGAACAAATGGGGCCGCGGGGTGCAGCGCTTTCCGAACGCCCGCCTGTTTGGTTACACGGCTACGCCGATCCGCGGGGACGGTAAGTGCCTCGGGCGATGGGGCGCCGGGTTATACGACGTGCTGGTCGAAGGGCCGCGAATGCGCGATCTGATCGAGCAAGGCTACCTGACCGACTATGACTTGGCGTGCCCGGTCGTGTCGGACCTCGATCTGTCCGCCGTGCCGCTCGGGGCCGACGGGGACTACTCGCGCCCGGCCTTGCGGGCGGCGGTCCATAAATCCGGCAAGCTGGTCGGGGACGTGGTCGAGCACTACTTACGGCACGCGGCCGGCAAATTGGGCGTGACCTTTGCGGTGGACGTTGAGGACGCAGAGCGATTCTCCAAAGCCTTCCGCGACAAGGGCGTGCCGGCCGAGATGGTGACCGGCAAGACGCCCGACGCGCTCCGACGGCACGTCCTGCGGCGCTTTCGCAACCGGGAGATATTGCAGCTCGTCAACGTCGACCTGTTCGGCGAGGGCTTCGACTTGCCGGCCATCGAGTGCGTGTCGCTCGCCCGGCCGACTAAGAGCGTGGCGCTCCACTACCAGCAGTTCGGGCGGGCGCTCCGTCTGATGCTCGATCCGGCGGTAGCGGAGGGGTGGGGCGACCGGACAGACGCCGAGCGGGTCGCGCTGATCGCTGCCAGCGGTAAGCCAAAGGCGATGATCTTCGACCACGTGGGCAACTGCCTGACGCCCAGGCTGGGCCTGCCGGACGATCGGAGGCGCGTATGGAGCCTGGAGGGTCGCACGACTACCCGGCGGTCTGCCGTGTCGGATGCCATTCCGCTGCGCCGGTGCGATGAGCCGACTTGCCAGCGCGTCTACGAGCGGCACCTCGACGCCTGCCCGCATTGCGGCAACGTGCCTGCACCGCCAGCCACGCGGACGGTGGAGGCGGTGGACGGTGACCTTGGGCTGCTCGACGCGGCGACCTTACGCGAGATGCGGGGAGACGCCGACATCATCCTGAAGCCGGCCGCCGTGCCGCACGGGGCGAGCTACGCCATTGCGGCCGGCATCGCCAACCGGCACCGGGAGCGGGTCGAAGCGCAGCTTGCGCTGCGGGAGGCCATTGCGGTCTGGGGGGCTGGCCGGTCGGCGCTGAGTGCCCGCCCGCTGTCGGATCGGGAGCAGGCAAAGGCCTTCTATCTGTCCTTCGGGATTGACGTGCTGAGCGCGCAGGGCTTGCCGCGTGCCGACGCTGAGACGCTTCGCGGTCGGGTGGATGCGGCGCTGCGTATTGACGGGATCGAAAAAGCCGCGCAAGATGCGGGCAACTAAACAAGAGGAGTAGCGAGATGGACAACCGAGAGGCCTGGCTGGCCGTGATCACCGATCTGACTGCCGAGGTTAAGGCGCTGCGCGAAGAGAACGCCAAATTGTGGGCCGCCCTTGAGACGCGGTCTGAGGACACCGCGCGGCTTGACTGGCTTGTATCGCGCGTGTTCTTGTCCCCTACCGGGGTTTCCTTCGACTACGCCCGGTACGTTGAGGATGGCCAGGTTCTGGAGCGGGGATTTCGTCTCATGCAGCGAGGGTTTCTCGGCTCTCGCCGTAAGTCACTGCGACAAGCAATCGACGCGGCAATGACGGAGTCGGGACGATGACCAAGCGAATTTATCTGTCCGGCCCAATGACCGGTATCCCCGATCACAACTTCCCGGCCTTCCACGAATGGGCGGCCCGGCTGCGCGCTCAGGGCCACGCGGTGGTGAGCCCCGCCGAGCTGGGCGAGGGCAAGACGTGGGCGGAGTGCCTGCGGCTCGACATCCGCGAGCTTTGCACCTGCGACGCAATCGCCTTGATTCCCGGCTGGGAGGGCAGCAGGGGCGCCCACCTCGAGCTGCACATTGCGCACCGGCTGGAGCTTGAGGTTATCCCGCTGGTGGCGCCGGAGTGCACGTGCGCCGCGAAGGACATGCCCTTTGGGCGGTGCTGCCTTGTCGACAAGGCGTGGGTTCGGTTCAATGCCGCACTTAAGGAGACGGGCCAATGATCCGCCGATTCTTTCGTCGCCTGTTTTGCCGGCACGTCTGGCGCTGCATCGCCGTGGATTGGGATGGCGTGTCCCGAGTCGAGTGCACGAAGTGCGGCAAGATCCGGGAGTTTGGATTGTGACCGACGCCCTCCTTGTATGGGCGATGCGCCACGGCGTAACCGCGCAGGCCCTTGACGAATTGCGCACGCTTGCAGTCACGCCGCCCAGCAACACCCGCAGCAGGGACGAGGGGTCCGAGAACCGCGTGTCCAGTGCGGTACGGCTTGAGGCCAGCAACCGGGGCGATATCGTGTTGTGGCGTAACAATGTCGGGGCGCTGAGGGACGAGAATGGCCGGCTGGTGCGCTACGGGCTGGCGAACGAGTCGAAGCACCTCAACGAGCGCATCAAGTCGGCCGACCTCATCGGAATTCACCGCCGCGTGATCGGGTCGCAGGACGTCGGCAAGGTCATCGGGCAGTTCATCTCTGTCGAGGCGAAGCGCGAGGGCTGGCGGTTCACCGGCACACCTCGCGAGATCGCGCAGGCCGCGTGGGCGACGGGCGTATCGGCGTGGGGCGGCCACGCAATCATTCACGGGTCGGCGGTAGCGTCGGCCTTCAATCAACTGACACAAGGACAGACTCGATGATAACCGAGAAGAAGAGAACCCGACTCCCGCCCGAATCCCGCCGCCAGGCGATCTTCGCCGCGGCCATCGACGCCGCTGAGCGGCTCGACTACCGGCACATGACGCGTGAGGATATCGGCAAAGCGGCCGGGTGCACGCCCGCCCTTGTGTCCTCCTATTTTGGGGACATGGAGGACATCCGCAAGATGATCGTCGAGCACGGTTGCACGTCCGGCAATCTGCTGCTGATCGGTCAGGCGATGGCGGCGCGGCATCCGATGACCCGGCGACTGGACATCAATCTCCGGCTCGCCGCGGCCAAAAAATACCTGGGGCTTTCGACGCTCTCGGCCAACTGACGAGGCGCCCATGCTGACCACACTTCCCCCGGCGCTTGCCGCGTTCGGGGAGTACCGGCAATTCTGTCTCTACAAAACGGCGCCGAGCAGGACGAAGCCCGGCAAGCTCGACAAGTACCCGTGCAATGCGCTCGGCCAAGTCGCCGACTCGCAAGACCCAACCAACTGGACGGGGGCCGCCGAGGCCTGCGCCGCTGCGGCGCTCTACGGGCCGCCCTACGGCGTGGCGTTCGTCTTCACCGATGCGTGCCCGCTGTGGTTCCTGGACATCGATGACGCGCTGGTGGACGGCCAATGGTCGCCCCTCGCCCAGCAGCTCTGCGCCGCGTTTGCCGGCTGCGCGATCGAGGTGTCAACCAGCGGGGGCGGCCTGCATATCTTCGGCACCGGGCCGGTACCCGAGCACTCCTGCCGCAACGCGGCGGCCGGCCTGGAGCTCTACACCGAGCGGCGCTTTGTCGCGCTGACCGGCACCAACGCGGTCGGCGACGCGGGTCACCCGGCCCGACCCGAGGTGCTCAAGTGGCTCGTCGACAATTACTTCCCGCCTCGCGCGGAGGGCAACGCCGACCAGCCCGACCGCGACGACGGCCCTTGTCCCGAGTGGCGCGGCCCGACCGACGATGACGAGCTGCTGCGCCGGGCGATGCAGTCGCAGTCCGCCCGGGCCGCCTTTGGGGGCGGCGCGAGCTTTGCGGATCTGTACACCGCCAACGAGGACGTACTGCCCCGCGCCTATCCGGCTGATGCGAACGGCTCGGACCGGTGGAACGGGTCGAGCGCCGACGCTGGCCTGGCGCAACAGCTCGCCTTCTGGACCGGGCGTCACGCCAGCCGTATGGAGCGGCTCATGTGGCGGTCAAGTCTGGTACGGCCCAAATGGGAAGACCGTGACGACTACCTGGCCCGCACGATCGCCAATGCGTGCCGGCTGTCGCGCGACGTGCTGCAGGACAAGGAGGTCGAGGCGCCCGCCATCGTGGCGGACGACGAGGCGCCTTATGTGCCCCCCGAGTCGCACGAGACGGCAGGCGCGACCTTCGTCGACGCGGCCGGGCAGATCGAGATGTTCAAGGAGTGCGTCTACATCCGCAGCCTGCACCGGGTGCTGGTGCCGTCAGGCGAACTGCTCAAGCCCGAGGCGTTCAGGGTGGCTTATGGCGGATATACGTTCGTGATGGACCACGCTAACTCCAGCTCGACCAAGGATGCGTGGGAGGCATTCACGTGCGGACAGCGCGTCCGGCACCGCCAGGCCGCCGACACGTGCTTCCGACCCGACCTGCCTCAGGGCGCGTTCATCCGGCGGGAGGGGCTTGAGCTGGTCAACATCTACAAGCCGAACCATATCCGGCGCATTGCCGGGGACGCTTCGCCCTTCCTGCAGCACCTCGCACGCCTCATTCCTGACGACCGGGACCGGGCAATTCTGATGGCTTACTACGCGGCGTGCGTGCAGTACCGCGGGCGTAAATTCCGGTGGGCGCCTGTGCTGCAGGGCGTGGAAGGCAATGGCAAGACGTTCCTGTCGCTTTGCGTGGCATATGCCGTCGGGCAGCGCTACACGCACTGGCCGAAGGCGTCCAAGCTCGGCGCCCAGTTTAACGGCTGGATGTACGGCAAATTGCTGTACTGCGTGGAGGACATGTATCTGCCTAAGAGCAACCTTGACATCGTGGAGGAGCTGAAACCAATGATTACAGGAGAGAACCTCGAGATCGAGGGCAAGGGAGTCGACCAGGCTACGCGGGAGATATGCGGCAACTTCCTCCTCAACATGAACGGCAAGGCGGGCGTCAAAAAGACGCGCAACGATAGGCGCTTTGCCCTCTTTTACTGCCCGCAGCAGGCCGAGTCGGACTTGCGTCGCGACGGCCTCGACGGCGACTACATGACCGACCTGCACGACTGGGCGAAGGGCAAAGGGGCCTATGAGCCGATGGGCGAGAATTACGGCTTTGCGATTGTGGCCGAGCTGCTGAACACATGGGCGATTCCGCCCGAATACAACCCCGCGACCAAATGTCAGCGCGCCCCGATCACATCCAGCACCGAGGAGGCGATCGAAGCGTCACACTCGCCGCTCGAGCAGATCGTGGTGGAGGCGATGGACGAGGGGCGGCCGGGGTTCCGAGGCGGCTGGGTGTCGGGTGGCAAGCTGCGCGACCTGGTAGCCGAGGCGGGGCAACGCTGCACGCCACACCAGCGGGAGGCGCTGATGCTGGGATTGCGGTTCGTGAGGCACCCGGGCTTGCCGGGCGGTCGGC